GCAGTGTATGATCCGCTATTAGCAACCTCTCCTGTTGTGGTATATGCAGTGGTTGTAGCTCCTAATGTGGCAGTCGTAGAAGACTTTCCACCACCACCTTCTGCGTATAAAGCAAGCTTAAAAGCATTGCCATTTGTTGCAAAGTTATGTGTGCCTAACATCAATTCTTGTTTAAAAGATGTACACATCGCTTGAGTAATCGCCATTATAGCCTCCTTATGATATTTGCGAGTTCTTTATTACCAGTTTGTTCAATTACTTGAATAATTGTAGCACGTTCTTCTCTTTTTGCCAAATCAACATATCCTCTTAATAAATTTCTTACACGATCTGCAAAAACACGAGCTTGTTCTTGTATAGCAGGTGGGGCGTTGTCTGCTACATATACTATCTTATCTGTAGCCATATCTGCGATTTGGTCACTAGAAAAACCACCATTTTCTGATGTATTTACTTTTACACTTCCTATATCTGCAACATTAACTTGAAACATGATTATCAACCCCGTTTAGTTTTTGTATATCATGTCTTCCAAAAAGTATAGGTTTATTGTCTATAGGTTCTGGTGGAGCGATCTCTGATTGCTTTGTTATCAACAGTCCTGTCTGATCTAACTTCTGTACAAGAGGGTCTTCTAGTCTATGATAACCATACAGCTTTTCATCATCAGGCACGTTAGTATCCAATAAGCCAGATCTATTTGCAACTTCTACTTTAATACCTTTTGAAACTGCTGTTGCACACCAGAACTCTGTGCAAGCTCTGCCAGATTCTGCCATGTATAAATTATCTTTATAGGTGTAATCTATTCCGTAAAGACAAATAGAAGTGACACCACTGTATATAGCAAAAGCAATAGCGTAAGGTACAGTGTTGTTAAAATAACAAAGATTGGTAGATTTAATGACCTCTTCGAGTGGATATAGTTTGAGAGTCTTGACTCTTTTATCAAGTTCACAAGTGTAGATAGGTTTTTTATTCTTTTTAAGAAATTCATTAGCAATACCTGTTTGTAGACCTGCATTATCTGTATCAAGAAATCTCGATACTGGGTCCATCATAAAAGTCTTATCCACATGAATTATGGCCCCTATACAATTTATTCCCCATACCTCATCAAACTTTTCTGAACGTATTCTAGCAGCAACAAAATCTGCGTAACTACCTCCTAATCCAACTATAGCTACCCTCATGTTCTTGGCCTTTGTGGCAAACCCCTTCTGTATGCGTCTGCATTCTCTCTTGCTTCAGCAAATTCTTTGAGTCTTAATAAAGACTCAGAATATCTGTCATTATACATTTTCAAAACGTCAGCCTCCCCTTTCATAAAAATATATGCCTCCATTAAAGCTCCATACAACAAAGCATTTGGGGCATTAGTGCTCAACCAAGTAGTGCCACTATCACTTCCGGCAGTTAAACTTGTGGGTCTATAATAGTAATGAACCTCAGTAACATAAGCAGCATTGGGTGTCGGAGCTATTATAAAGTTTGAATTATCAAAAATAGCGTAATACTTTGGAACCCCTGTGTTTGAAGAATTAGGGTTATACTCTTGAATATAATTAACGTCTTTTTGTAATAAAAATTCTTTAGAACTAGAATTTGTAATAGATATACTAAAAGACGCAAGGTAGTCGCTAGGCATAGCTAAATACTGATTACCAGAGGTCATAGATGCCGTAGCGTTTTTTCTAAACAATTCTAAGTCTACAGATTTAAATATCCTCTCTTCTGCCGTCTTTATAAATGTATCAAGAGTGGCAACAAAGGTAGTCTCTGAGTTGTCCGTATAATTTTGTATTGCTGTTTTTAGTCCTGAATATGTAAAACTCATGGTGTGTTCGCTGTGCCTCCCATTCCTGAATGGTTTGTACAATAGTAATAAAGAGTTGGAGCACCTGAAGCAACGGTTATTTGTGTATAAGCTCCACTGCTACCAGGAGTGCCATTGGTGGTTACTCCTGTTGTATATTCTGACCCACTTGCATGCGTACCATCAGATGTTGTTGAGAACCGCAAAGGATGACCAGAATTAGACGAATCAGATTGGTCAAACCTGTAAGTGCTCCCTTCAGATAAGTTAACTGTGGCCTGTCTAGAACTATCGATGTAATACTTATTTGAACCGTAATAAGATGCCACAGTTACTGTATAAGTTGCCGCAAGCCCTGTTGTTCCTGAAGCTGTCTCATCACCCACGGCTGTGGTGCCTTCAACTCCAGAGGCAGTCACTGATATGCTAGTGCCAGTTGTTACAGCACCACCAAAAGTAACAGTGCCTATAGATCCCGTCATTTGTGGTATATTTGATTCAAAAACTAATGTATTGAGATTAAATACAGGAAAAGTGACATCTATGTTGAAAATATTATTACTATCTGGTCGGGCATTTCTTAATGCTTGAGCATCTGCAAAAACTCTTTTTGGTTCTAGTTGTGGATGTTTTGCTTCAAACTCATCTTTTCCAACAAGAGAACCATTCCATTCAAGGCGCATATCTCTAAGTCTATATCTAAATCCAGATCTATCTGAGATTCCATAAGCGTGTTTACCTCTAGCAAACCTAGCCATTACATCCTCATATAGTCTACACTAGGTTGAAGTTTAAGAGAAACTCTATCTTCATCCTCGTCTGCAGCTCTTTGGAACTCCTCTTCATATATGGATTTCAACATTTGAACTCTCTCTGGAGCTTTCTTTATCGCTACATAATAAGCAAGCCCAGCAACCATGCATGGTAAAAACCTAAAAGGAGCATCGGTGGTATTTTGTAAAGTATCCACATCTTGTATTCTATTTACGTAATAATACACCAAGGTATCACTAGCACTATTAGGAGTTGGCCACAGGGTTATTGTAGGAGTTACTTGTCTATCATAAAAGAATTGTGTAGGTCTTCCAGAACTCGTTTTATTAGGTATGGAAAGATACTCACTTCTAGACATTTTAGTAAGCGTAGTGTCTACATTACTACTGTTCCTAATGACTACCTCTAAAAGATCTGTATAGTTTGAAGTCAAAGTATAAGAAGCAGTTCCAGATACCATAGATAAAGTCGTTTGTGTCACCGTCCAAAGATTTAACCCTCTGTTAGCCCAATCAGCAAACATGAGATTCATAGATCGTCTTGCTGTTTTAGCATCATAGCCAGTTCTAATCTCTAAGCCACAACGCTCATAAGCTTCTTCTATAATCTCTGCTACGTCTATATCAAAGTCTCTAGAACTCGAAGTTGTCATTTTTTCTTCGCTCTCTTTTTATAAGGACCTCTTTTTTTCCCCTTTGGTTTAGGTTTTTCTTCCCATGCTTCATTCTCTGGAGTATTTGGATCGTCAGCCACAAAATGTCCTTTATCATCTCTAGCACGAACTTTTTCTTTTACACCAAAAATATTAGACATTTTGGGAGTTTTAAACCTATAAGAGATAAGTTTATACCAAGCCATGAACAACCTACCCATATTCTTTTCGCAACTCTAAAACTATACTATATGTATCGCCACTAGAGTGCCCCACGGTTGTAAATTGTATGTCTCCTGTCTTTCCACTACCAGCGTTGTTTGTAAGACCACCAAAAGAAGAATAGTCGTGGTGCCCAGACTGATTCTCACCTAATTGCATGGCAAGAACATCACTAGTAGCATCAAAGAGAATATTTACTTTCATACCAATGCACTGCCACCATATTTTTTGTATGGCAACTCCTGTACATGTAGAACCATCTGCACCAGATCCTAAGGCACTAACGTCAACCTTTGTAACTGCGCTCTCTCCACTTCCATCACTAACATTGGTAAATTTCATGACGGCTACTTTAACACCGTCCTGTATAGTTTGACTCGTTACTGTATCAGCCATCTAAATCTCCTTGTAAAAAGGGGGATTTCTCCCCCTATATTAAGCCTCGTATCCAAACAACTCAATAAGCAACTTACCTGCTGTGTAATCAGCATCTGTCGTGGCACCTAATGTTAAGTATAAAAACTCATCAGCGGCAGGCACAGCGGCAAATACTCCTACTTTACCTAATGTGGAGTCTCCATTATTAAGCAATAAAGTCTCTGTCAAGTCACCTATGGCTCCATCTTCAACACCTGTGCCCTCTGTTGCTGAGTGCACGTTGATATCTGGATCACCACCCGCTGGAGCTTCAAGACAAGTCATACGACCAGCTAGTATTGTTCCATTTCTTGCAGCAGTAACCTGTCCGATGTGACATACGTCTGAAGTGCCATTAACACCGATAATATCACCAGAAGCAGTTGACCTCAATCCTGTGAGATCGATGAGAATGCTAGTCTTTATTATTCCACCTTCTCTTATAACAGAACTTCTATAGATAGTTCCTGTGCCACCAGTGATACCGGCACCAGCCTCAGTTGCCATTGTATTAGCATCCAAAGACGTAAAACCAGCCGTAGAAATGGACATTTGTGTTGTTTCTGCACCTGTAGTGCTGTTCGTAGCTATTGATGAATAGCCACCTTCAGAACGAAGTGTTCCTTTAAATGTTGTATTAGCCATGATAAACCTCCTGTCTGGCTATGTCAGTCACACCATGTGACTGTCAGGGATGATGCATTATAACAAGTATTTACAAAAAATAAAGGGCGACTTTAGCCGCCCTCTATAAGATACTTAATTTACACTCTTACGCTCCGGGTGAACCGTATACGCAACGAGGATCAGAGAAACCAAAAGAATAACGCTCACGAGCCTTAAACCTCATGTTTCCTGTATCGAAATCAGCTTCCATATTTGTTGAGAGAGGTGTTCTTTCAAAATGTAAGAAACCTCTTGGAGCATCAGTCATAACGAAGAATGCATCAGTGTCAGTTAAGAAGTCATTGACTGCATAACCACTTGGCAACATACCCATGTTCTGATGAGCATTTACGTCATTATCCGCTGTTCCTGGTCGTAGTGTTGAAGACATCAATCTGTCTGCCACAAACTGTAACTGACGAGGAATAATAAGCTTCATGCCTCGCATTGCGACTTTCAAGCCTCTTTCGTCAGTGTAACCAGCGATATCAATGAGAGCATTCTCAAGAGAAGTCTCATTTAAATCTGCAGCTGTTGAAGGTTCGTTCCTCAACGTACCACCGTTTGTCAACGGGTGATCGGTTGCACAAAGTTCCTTACCATCACCGCCTGTCACCGTGGAGTCAAAAGCGTTGTTAAGAACAGCAGCTGCCTTAACTTGCTTTGTGTGTGCCATGGATCGTGCAAGAGCACGAGTATAACGAGAAGAAAGTCTGTCATACAGATTATCTTCTACAGCTTCCTCAGTAATTGAGAAGGCTAGTGCTATAGTCTCGTGATTGTACCTAGCAGTGAAAGCTTCTACAGCATCATCAAATGATACCGCTGAACCTTCAAATTTGGTTGGTGCCGCCCCAAAACCAGAGAGCATTACTTCTTCTTCAAATGCACGATCTGAAGACTCAGTAGTGTAAATCTCTGCGTGTTGGTTTTCGTAGCGGTTATACTCCATACCGAACAGGGCGTTAAGACCTGGCTCGAGTTCTTTAGAGAGTTGCGCTCTAGAAATTGCCATTTTTTAAACTCCTTATACGCCTGTCGTAGAAACAGTACCCTGTGCAATGGACCCAGTAGGTGCATTGAAGTGGTTGTTTATACGAACGATTAATGGAATACCAGCCGCAGTGAAATCTGAGTTTTCTGGGTCATCCAAGATACCCATAATTCTCAACGCATGCGAGTTGGTGGTTGCTACGGTATTTAAATCCGCTGTAGCGGAGGACATACCTGTGGTTGTTGATCCACTATTACCAGTTGCCATCTGTATATTTGCAAAAACAGAGGTTCTAACTTCAGCCTCAGTGTTTTGACCAGATACAACATTAGACGTTGCAATAGTAAATAGTTGGTTTGGATCATCATATAAAAAAGCTTTTACAGGATGATTAGAATCTGCCCCAGAACCAGGCCAGTAGTTTGAGAATACTTTCTCACCAGTGGTTGACGATACATATTCACAGCCGTTGAACACTCCAACAATAGAGACGGTTCCACCAGCAGCAGCTTGTAGATCGTCTATAACACCAGCAGCGAGTGGAATCACTGCCATGCCCTGAAAAATAGGATTAGAGTTATCGGAGGCTATGCGATATTCTGTCAAACCAGTAGAGTTGGTGCTTGAACCAAGCTTACCATACGGTCTAAGACCGAAAGCTCCATTAGCATTTGCCATATTATAGCTCCTTCAAAAAAGGTTTCATTTACTGGAGTCTCCTTGTGAGCCTCCAAAGGTTACACGACTCTGCCTATCATTGGTTATAGGCATAGAAGGATGTTGCTCCTTCATTAAGTCAGAATCCACAGCTTGCATTTGTTGGCGGGTCCGGGTCCCGAAATACTCGGCTCTTTCATGTACTGTCTCTTCAGGTATACGGGCTAACATCAGTCCTCCTGTACCAATCATTCCTGCATATTTACCATCTTCAATGGTGGGTACATCCATGTCTGGGTACTCATCTGAACGGACGGGTTCCCACCCCTCCTGTAGTCTGGTGTAGACATTAGTTTTGTCGTCTTCACCTCTTACTTCAGTTCGTATCCATCGATGCACATATCCATCAGGAGCATCTGGTGCCTGTAGGCGGCTTGGTGGTGCCCATGGTTTTCTGCGTGAGGTAGTCTCACGAGTATTCTGGTTCCTTGGTTTTCTGTCTGTCATCTCTAATCCTTTACATACCTAGCGTATTCTTCAAGCGGAACATTCAACCTTTTAGCCATCGCAATTTGTGATGGCGTGAGTTTGACCGACCTGCGTCCCTGTTTTGTGTTGCGAGAAGCCGAAGCAGCAGCAGGGGCGACCTGTGCTCCATTCCCGTTACTCTTACGATTAAACTTATGAGGAAACTCTTCCTGCATACGTTTATCGATCTCACTATAGTACTCATCGCTCTCTGGGTCAAACCCTTCTTCTTCGACCATACGTTTGTGAATACCAAAAGCAGCGTAAGTCATTGTATTATCTGACCCAAACCACTCATTTTTTTCTGCCCAAGACTTCGCTTTTTCAGAAACTTTAGCAGGTTGAGGCTGTGCTTGAGGCTGTTTTGGAGCTTCTGCTTGTGCAGTTTCTTGCTTTTCCTGTTGTTCAGTCTCTCCCTTAGCCATCCTATATCGTTCTTGTTCAATAGCGATTTTTGCTAAAGCTTGCTGGGCTTCAACCATCTTATCGGTGTCACCAGCTTCATGAGCCTCTTTGTACAGACGCTTTGCCTGATCCTCTTGACTCTCTAAGCGTGTGCCATACTCCATCAGGTAACCCTGATCGAGATTCTTCATTCTGCTTTTGAGATCCTTGTTTTCTTCAAGAAGTTTTTGAGATAGACGTTGCGCTTCTTCTCTATCTCGCTCTTCTTGACGATACTTCTGGGTAAGCTTTTTTATGCGCTCTTGCACACCCTTACTATAATTATCGATCTCTTCTGCTTGGGACTGCTCTTCTGTCGCCTCCTGTTTAGGAGACTCTTCAGCCTTCTGCTCTTCAATTTCTATCTCTACAGTTTTCCCTTCTTCGGGAGCTTCAGTTTCGACTTTTGTTTCTTCCTTATCAATCATAACATCTCCTATATATGGTAAATATCATCTGGCTCAAGGATTGTTGCAATGATCTCATCATCATTTAGAATCCGAACTTCACCACCCTCAATCCTAAAACGAGAACCGGCATAGCGTCCTATACACACCCATTGGCCTTCTTTACACCACGGTTCGGCATCTTGCCCAAACTTGTCTGGGTCTTTGTATGCCATAGGACCTACTCGTAAAACATAAGCTACGACTGTAGCTAGTGCTTCTCGTTCTCTTACTTGATCAGGAACTATTAACCCTCCATCTGTCTTTACTTTTCCTTGGTAAGGCATGACAAGAATACGCCAACCAGTTGGTTGTGGTAATCTTTCTAACAAGGTTTTTTCAAGAAGGGAGGGATCTAAGACTTTTGATTTCGCATCAACGTAAGCTTTTTCGACATTAGCCTGTTCGGCTTTATCTTCTTTTTCTGCTTTCTTTTTCTGCGCTATATAGTCAGGAACGTATAATGTTTTCTGCATCGTCAGCGTTTTTCTCCAGCAGGGCTTTAAATTCCATTCTGGCAAAGGCGATGCCCCGTATCTCACCTACCATCATTTTATACTGCTCCCAATCTTTGGGAGAGTCACTAGCAAGAGCGTCTTTTAGTTGTTCTTCACGCTCTTCTAAAACCTTATACATATGTTGTGCATATGTTACAACATCCATTTTTAAAAAGTACCCTTAAATTGTCCACCACGGTTAAATCCGGTGGCTGTTCTACTATGCTTTTTCTTCATTTTTCTCAAGCCTCTAGGACTTAATTTATCAAATAAAAGACTTAGTTGTCCCTTTAACTGTTTCTGTTGTGCTTTTTGTTGCTTACTCAAAACATGCCTCTAAATCTGCTTTTATATGATTTTAAACCTGTGTTAAATCCAGCTTCATCAATAGCTTTGGTAAACTTTTTAAAAGGATCACCAAATTGTTTGTCAAACGAATCTTCAGGTTTTATTACTTCAGGTTTGATTGATTTTTTTTTCTTTTTCTCAGCCATTAGTATAATCCACTAAATCCTGTACCAGAAACAGCAGCCCTCGTGCCACGCTGTTGCCCTCCTGTTACAGCTTTCTTAGGTTTAGGCAAAACCCCTCTACCTATGAGAACATCTTTCTGCGTAATTTTACCGTCTCCACTCAAGTCAGTTAAACTTTGACCTCCAGCTTTATAACTTTTATATTTTCTTGTTTGTGAATCTTTAAAAAAATGTTTTCCGTCTTTAGTATACATATACATTAATCCATCAGGGTTTTTTAGACCTCTTTTAAAAGCTTCTTCAAAAGCTGTATCAGGATTAATAACCTTAATATTTTCCATGGAATCTTTATTAGCCATATCTTATCTCCTTAATTTAATTCAAAATGTGGACCATCTATGAAAGGCCGTCTGCCTTGCGATCTGCGTAAATCAATATATGCCATCATAGCATCTTCCATGGAATTTTCCCACCCCCTAATATCATCAATGTGCCAACTAGCTCCCCATCTTATGGGAACACCTACTTTTACAGCAGCTTCTTGCATAGCATCAGCTAGATCATCATACAAATTCAGTTCCCAGCTTGCTTTACCGTCTACATAAGCCATAAGGTCTACTGCATCACCGGTTAAATGCTTACTTTTAAGTGTTTGTGATTTTCCGGCATCAAACAGTTTTTGCTGTTCTTCTTGGGTTCGGAGGCCATATATGCATCCAAAATCGGTTTTTGTCAGTTCAATGGCCTTTTTTACAACCTCAACTAACTCAGGTTTTACACCCTCTAACTTTGCTAAACTTCTACTCGATAAGCTAAATGCCATCCTTTTCTCCCTTAATAAAACTGTGTTACAGCACCTTTTGTGCGTTTTCTTCTTTCAGGCATAACGATACCACATCCTTTGGCCACTACACCTTTTCCAGACTTCTTGCCTCGAAACTTTCTTTTTGGAGGTGACGGCACCACACCACCATTTTTTGCCTTAAAACTAACCTTAGCTGACGGTGTATTAGCTACGACTGTCTTGCCCTTAGATCCAGCAGCCTTCTTTTTCTTTGCTGTGGCGGCTCTTTGTGCCTGAGTAAGTTTATTAGCTTTTGCTCTAGGCAAACACCTGTCTGGGTTCTTCTTGTCTTTAGACGTACCACACTTGCCCTTGATCTTACCATCAGTGCCTATGCGAACCCAATCCTGTTTTACCCAATCTTTTAATGCACCCATTACTTTTTCTTCTGTTTAGATTTAAGAACACCCTTTAAAGTTTTTGCTTGACCAGCATGAGTTTTAGAAGCTTTATTAAGCCCTTTAATAACTTTTTTTACTTTAGCTTTTTTTGATTTACTGAGCATTATTTTTTCTTCTTCTTTCCTTTAGCCCCTTTAGCGTAGTTGGGGTCTTTGCAATATTTAGAAGCAGCCATATTAGCATATGCTGATGGATATGTATCAAAAGTTCTTTTAGCCCAAGCCTTACCAGCAGGGCATATCTTACTACCTCTACTCTTTGCAGAGCCACCTGTCTTATAATAGGTCAACCCTCTTGGTATCTTACCAGGGGGTTTAGAAATTTGTTCTTTCATCTGAGAACGAGTCATAGCCATTTAGCACCTCCATCTTCTTCTTGCTTGTCGTAATCTACTATTAGGATCTTTTGCAGCTTTTGGAAACTTTTTCATCTGACCGGCACTTCTTGCACAAAATGATTTACGTCTTTTAGCATCCTTACTGCCCTTCTTTACCTTACCAGTTACAGCCGTTTTTAGTTTAGACCCTGGATTTTCTCTTCTATAACGAGCAACACCAGCTTTAGTCATACCCGCTCCACTTTTAGTAGATCTAAAATACTTTTTAGTTTTAGGTGGTTGTTTGTCTCGTTTTCTAGCCATTACTTTGTCAAACCCTTTGTCTTTTCATAGCTACGCAAGCCTCCGATTCCGAGCATACCGCCCAAAACAGGAAGCAACGTACCCACATCAAATTTTGGTAAATCAGGCGTTTCTAACCCAACATAGGCAAAAACAAATATCAATAACGGCTGAAGCACAAAATGATATGCAAACGCAATTCCGCAGGTCCAACCCACAAAGGGTCTCCAACCGCCCTTAAACAACGAACCTGAAGCCGCCTCTGCCTTGTTTATCTCTAACTGAGCAAGCATAGCCTCCTGAGCGTGTTTCTGGCCCATAGTTGCTATTTCGTGAGCCAAAGCCGCTTTTTGGTCTTTGTCCTCAATAAACTTATCAAGAAGACCTGTTACTGGACCAACTAAACTTGTTAACACACTCACACTGGAACTCCTCTAACATCTAATAGATCTTGTAGGTTTTTTTCCTTCTTACCGCCATCATACTCCCAAGCGTAACCTTTTTCAATCATTTCGTTATTTATACTGTCTTCAGACCGATGACTATAGAACCAACCTAACATTCTACCATATTTTCCGTCTTTTTCTGTTCTAACGACAAGATTCTCAGCTCCTTTTAGCCTTTCAGTAAGATAAGCCTTAGCTTCAAGTCCAAAAACTTTTTCTTCAGAGTCCCTAGTTCTACTCTCGGGAGTGTCTATACCAGCGAGACGAACACGTTCTTTTTTAGAAAGGTCAAACCCCAAGTCTATCACAATATCAACGGTGTCGCCATCAATAATTTTAACTATTTCTTTTACTGCATATTCGTACATCACTCTTCCTTATTTTTCTTATTTAATACACTACCTGTTAGTATGGCTCCAAACGATAAATGAAACAAGCCCCCACCCATCAAGGTATATGGACTATGATGATCTGTCATTTTTCTCATAAGTTCCATCTGAAGTTGAGTATCCTCCATTGTGTTCATCGTAGCTATGAAACTTGATATTTCTGGTCTATTTACGCCATACCACACAGGAACAAGCACAAAATCAAATAAACATATAAAAAGATATACTCCTAAAGCTATTGATTGAAAGTTAATTTGAGCCATTTCTTACAAATACGTTGGACGCTATAAAGGCAGCGATAATACCCATGTTCGATATAACCCATGTAGAGCCAATACTGCTCAGGTGATCTAGTCTATCGAGTGGTACAAGTTCAGTCATAAGCACAGCTATGTACACAGTAACGGATATGGCAGAGAACCAGACCATATATCTTTGTTGGTCTTCCTTAGCATTGTTGTTTTCAAGACGTATCTTTCGTTCCATAATCTCCAGATCATCTATCTGTTCATCACCATTTGTGTCTAAATTAGCTGCAAACTCTTTTGCCGCTTTACCTTTAAAAGTTTTTTGTGTCATTTGAATGCATCCTTCATTGCGTTTAACATATCTTTCACCGTGGGAGGTTTATCCTTGGGATCATAGGGGCAAACAACCTCTTTAGGGCATTGACGATACGAATCAACCAGTTCAAGAAATCCACTACCATTTGCTCCTTCATATAAACACCACCATGCGTGGGCATCTCTGCCATTTGCGTTCTGATGTGCTTTCTCTATCTTTTTTAATCTGCATATCGTTAGATGTCCATTATTTAACGTAGGCACAAATTTATGTTCATGTGCGTTGGTCCACGAGCCAAAGACCATATGCAATAGCAATGAGAATGAGAGTGCCAATACCAAGGGTAACAACAAGTATAACCCAGAATATAATTTTCTCTTTTCTTTCTTGTGCTTCATAAATTTCCTTCTGTCTACGCTTACGAATCTGACCCTCCATCGCAATCAGTTCGTCCCATGCTTTTGTGCCATGACTGAAAGAAATGAAAGTGCGAAGCTCATCTCGCTGCTGTTGTAATTTTTTTTTGGCAGCAAAAGCTTCGATAGCTTCCTGTTCTACAGTCTGTCCGTTAAAAACTTTTCTTAATATGGAGGGGTTTTTAGCCCTCTTCTCAATATTAGCTACATCTGATACAGCCCCCATCCACTTGCTCAAATCACCTACCATTGCATCCAGTTCACGACCTGCTGCAAAGGCTCGTTTTATTCCCCCAAAAGCGGCAGTTGCCGTTGAGATAGCCGCACTTATAGTTAGTGGATCCATAGCTACATCCGCATTATGATGCTTATGAGTAAAAGAACAATAGCACCAAAAGTACCAATAAGGATAGATTCAATGCGCTTAAGACGATTAAACAAATCCTTGAACTGAATGCTGGTTTCAGTTTCGAGCCTAGCCGTACGTGTATCAAGATCGTTGACCTTAACGCTAAGGTTCGTGACCGTTGGCTTCATTTCACCCTCTACTGTCTTCTAAGTGTCGATTGCCTTTGAACGTCTATACGTTCTCTGTTAACTTCGTTTCTCTCGTCTGCTATTTCTTCTTGCAGTTCAAGACGTGCGGCATCTGTTGTGGCTCTCTGTTGCATTTTCATTTGCTCCAATAATAACTTTTCTTGCTGAAGCTGTGCATCATTAGCAACCTGTTGTTGTCGAATAGCAAGCTCCTGCATTCTAATTTTGACTAACGGATCTTCGTTCGCACCTGGTGGCGGTGCTAATTGAGCAAAGACCTGTTGCATAATTTCTACTTCCAACTGGGCGACTCTTTCTTCGACCTGTTTTGGATCTTGCAGGGCAGACTCTAACTGGTTGACCTGATTCTGTGCTGCATCAACAGGAACTTGTCCCTGTTGTGTTGCGATGTTCAGTTCTGTGATCTGGTCTGAAACCTCTCTTTGAACTGCTGCACGAGCCTTGAAGGCTATGTGTTCTAGTAAATGTCCGTACATCGTACCCATGACCTGTGGTGAAGTTAGCACCATGGGTGTTTTCATAAACTGCACATGCACTGCTATGTGAGCATCATGTGCCTGTTCTGGAAATGATTGTAAAAGCTCACCCCCCAAAGCCCTAGCGTTCTCGATTGCAGGGTCTGTGGGCACAGGTTTCTTGGGGGGTGGCAGTATCTCTTCTATGTTTTGTACTTCAAGAGCTTGGTACATTCTCTTATAGGCACTATGGAGGTTGTGGATCTGCGGATTTGTTTGCGCTAATTGCAGTTGCGTTTGCGCTAAAGTAACCCTCTGAGCCATAGAAAAGATGTTCGGGTCGCTAACAGGGATGACATCTATTTTGCCATCAAAGTCTTGTGCTTTTATCTCTCTTGGTACACCAGCTACCTCATAAGGGTACATAGGTGCTAAATTCTCACCAAATATCCTAGAGAGAAGTCTAAATTCTGTTTTCTGTGCGTAGTGTAGCCTCTTGTGAATCGCAGACATAACTTTCATGCCTCGTTCCAAGATAGCCATGGTTGTGCCTACGGGTGCCTGTCCACTGCCCCCCTCACCAATCTTCTGATCGGCAATCGACACAAATCTACGTCCTCCTTCTATAAGGCTTCCGAGAAGCGAAGCCAGAGTATTAGATGGCTCCTTATACGGGAGTGGGATAATTGCGTCCCTGATGTTTCCACCAGGTGCATCTATATCTCTGAACTCACCAGGCTGTAACGGCTCATCATCGTTTCTAACCCTCACGCCTCGTGCTTTAAATCCAGCCGGTAAGTTGGCCAGCGTCCCGGAATCTATTAACTGCCTCAATATACTAGTAACTGCTCTACCTAATCCTCCAAGCATATGTACAAGTCCAAACCCATAGAAACCTAGTCCAGGCATGAACTTGTAATGCACGAAGTACTGTCTCTTTCTTTTTGCCTGATCACCTTCGTCATAGTTTCGTCTGACGGCAAGAACCTCACTGCTATCCTTATCCACCGTTACGATGTAAGGTAACTTGATGCCTGTTGGCTCACCGTCAAGCCCTGCGTCCTCGAACCCCTCGAGGTCTAAATCTACGTGCATCTCCAGAATTGTATGCACGTCATCTGTATAATTCTTCGATATACCCTCTAACTCATTCACTCGCTCTCTTACAGAGTCGGACTCATCGTCCGTTCCGGGTACTAAATCAATATCCTTGTAGACTCCTGCAACTTGCATCTTGCGTAAATCATTTGCATCCATCCTTAAAACATGCGTAACACGAGATGCTGTCTGTAGATCACTAGCAGAATATGGTACTACCAGATCTTGAGCCGGAACAAACTTGGATACTGCTCTTTGTTTGCTCTCATCGTAGTAAACTTTCTTAAAAGTAGATCCTGATAGCGGTAAATAGAAAAGCATCTGATCTGTGTCAGGGTCGAACTCTTCCATAACCTCTGTCAACTGGTAATTCATAAAATCTTTTACACGATGTGCCTGTGCTTCTCGTTCAGCATTCTGCAGCCCTACCAGATTGACAGATACAGGACCGCCAGCAGGAAGTAACTCTTTATACGCCTGAGACTGAAACTGTGTCACGGACTCAGATATCAAAGGGTGTGTAACTCCACTTGCCCCTTCAAAGGGTCGGGATCTCTCATCATGTTGTACCCCTAGTAAATCCAGACCTTTGATGTATGTCTGTTCCCATTCTGATCGGGAGTCGTAATCTTCGTTGTACAAACCTATAAGTTCCGAGGACAGGGTGCCGAGAGCCGAATCGTCCAGCATCTCTGCCAGGTTTGCGTTGTGATCGTATGCTTCAGCCATAACCTCGGTCATCTCACCAGTTATAGACTGTACGATTGCACCGCCTTGTCCGTCATCTATAATCTCTGCTCCACCTGAAAAATCCTCTGGTGTCGCTATCTCTACTTCAACTTCTGGTAGCTCGGGGTCTACTCCCCCCGGCATCATACCAGAGTCTACCATAGATCCTACAGGTCGTGTTGCCATTAGAATGTTCCTTTAAATGTTCCTGTCGCTTTAACAGAACCGCCAAGAAATGCTTTCTGAACCTTTTTATTTTTAGGTTTAGATCTTTTACCTATCCTCATAATATCTTTTCTGATTTGTGCTGGGGTTCTTTTATATACATCATAACCAGGACCAAGAATCTCATCTAACCCCCTTTTACCAACTTTATTGTACAAAGGGTCATTAGGGTTTAAAAGCTTCAACAAAAATGTTTCTTGCTCACTAGGAGATAAGTCACCGAATACTTTAGCCATTAATAATACTCCCTTCTTTCGGGTATATAATCCTCTTCATCGTCCTCTCCGTCAAGGAAAATAAATCCTCCTTGACGAAAACGCAAGATAGCCATAGTCATGCTATCACAAAAGTCGTCATGATCACCATACGGGAAAGATGCCACTTCTTCAATAACTTCTTCTGCAAACTTTTTATCAGCAGGTGCCCAGACCCGTCCAGCCTCGAACATCGGAGCCGCCATATGCATCCTTGTGATCTTGTCATTACCTTTGTTCGGGGAATAACTCAAGGCGGGTATCCCTCGAAGGCGTAATTCATCCATCAATGGTGTACCTGACGCTTTAGCCTCTATCAAAACCATGTCTGGCTCCCAGTATTCGTACTCCTGGTACGCATGTTCCTTTAATTCTGGAAAATTCCAGCGACCACGCTCTGCCGCCATCAGAATTATGTTGTCAGGACCCCCTTCTTCAGGTTGAAACACGCCCCAAGTGGTAATTGCACTATAATCGGCTGATTCTTTCTTAGAAAATGCCGTATCGTAGCTCTGCATGATATATTTTATCTGTGGAATGTCCTCTTTTTCCCACATTTTCCACCATTCTCGCTTTACAATGGCAGATTCTGCCGAAGTTGGCTCCTGTTGCCACTGTGCTGACCATTTGGCCACGGGCAAAGACGCTTTGATCGATAACAACGCATCTTTTTCCCAAAATTCTGGCCATAACGGCTTGTCTGACGGCAAAATAGCAGGGAACTCCACGACTTCCCACTGGTCGGACATCGCATCACCGCCCTGTGCAGCCAATAATCGCCCTGTCAAGTCTTTTTTACCCCATCGAGTCATAACCAGAATGATAGAACCACCCGGCTGAAGACGCTGTCGGGGTCCAGAAGTGTACCATTCGTAGGCATTATCAAACGCACTCTCGGATAATGCGTCCTGCTCCGAGTGTGGATCGTCAATAATGAACAAATCCGCACCACGACCTGTAACCGCTGCTCCAACACCGGCAGCAAAGTACTCGCCACCCACGCTTGTCGACCATCGACCTGCTGATTTACTGTCTTCCTTCAAACCCGTCTTTGGAAAAATCTCCTTATATGCAGGGTCATCGAGCAAATCACGTACTTTCCTACCAAATCGCACAGCCAGTTCCGTATTATGTGTCGCCTGAATAATCTTTAGCTTTGGATTTCGGCCCAAGAACCACGAGGGCATGAGATAGGATGCAAATTCTGACTTAGAATGTCGGGGTGGCATATTGACAATCAGTCTTTTCAAATCGCCTTTGGCAATCCGCTCTAACTTTT